AAGTTGGGATAAGAACTTCAGCACCATTAAAAGGACTTAAGAACTTCGACCCTAAAGAATCCTATAAAGGTTATGAGGGTATGCCTATTATGAAAAAAGAAAGCATAGGGCGATATATGGGTGACATATCAAACCTTATAACAGATATGTCTATTAAAGGTGCAACGGAGTCTGAAATTGCTAGGGCAGTACGCCACTCTATGGTTGTTATAGATGCCCATAAGCATGGGTTGAATTACAAACAATCCTACATTGATAATGGAATAGCCGCCCTAAAAGAAAAGTATCAGGGAAGTTCTAGGGCTGGTGCATCCACCCTAATCTCAAGAGCCTCTTCTGATAAAAGAATACCAGCAGTAAAGAAGGAGTATAAGATAGACCCTAAGACAGGTAAGAAGATACTAACCGAGACAGGTGAGACCTACGTTGACAGGAAGACTGGTAAGACTGTACTCCGTACCACTAAGACCACTAAGATGGCCGCCACCGATGATGCGTTTACCCTATCATCAGGAACGCCTATGGAAACTATTTATGCCACACATGCTAATAAACTTAAGGCTTTAGCCAACCAGGCTAGGAAAGAGTACCTTAACACAGGGACAACACCATATTCACCAACAGCTAAAAAGACTTACAGTAAAGAAGTATCGTCATTAGACGCTAAGCTTAATGTGGCACTGAAGAACGCCCCATTAGAAAGACAAGCTCAAATATTAGCTAATCAGGTAGTAAAGTTGAAACGAGAAGCCAACCCCGGTATGGATAAAGATGATCTGAAGAAGGTAAAGACCCAAGCCTTAAACGAGGCTCGCAATAGAACAGGCGCTAAGAAGCAACAAATCTCAATAACTGATAGAGAATGGGAAGCCATACAGGCTGGTGCAATAAGTAATAATAAACTTACAAAAATATTAAATAATACAGATTTAGATCAAATCAAACAATTAGCAACGCCAAGAACAAAAGTTTCTTTAAGTCCAGCAAAAGAGAAAAGAGCTTTGAGTATGTTAAACACAGGTTACACATATGCTGAGATAGCAGATGCATTGGGCATATCCGTATCGACCATCTCGAATCTAAAAGGAGGTGATAACCAATGACATCCCCATCCATGCTAACTACTATAGATAATCCATTTAACCCATTCACACAATTTGACGAATGGTTTGCATTTGATGAATCAAAAGGTTATCATACTTGTTCTTATTTAGCAAGAATAACGAAAGGATCATATGAGCTTAGTGAAGCAGATGATGCGTTAGCTCAAGAATTGGCAATAGATGAAATAATAAAAATGAATGTTCTTGGTATTTATAGAAAAGTAAAAGAAGAGGACTATGAATAGAAAAATAAGGCATAGGGGAGGGGTCTCGCGAAAGATACCCCCCTATCTAATCGCGGCCCTCTTAAAAAAATCTCCGGGGGTGATATTTCTATAGACTTTCCTTAGAGCTTCTTGTTCTTTGAGAAAAAATAAAAACTGGTTGGTGATCCAGCACTCCTTTCAAAAGTCCTAAAAGTATATTTAAAGTCCAAGAAGCTCTAAGGAAAGTCTATAGAAAATTATTTTAATGGAGGTAAAACATGAGCCATAACAAGTATAACATTATCATTCTACTATCTCTTAATTTACTCGGTATTATATTTTTGGCCAGACAAGCTTATTATGCTGAGGATGTTGTAGAAAGAAAATTTATATATGTTTACATTCACCAAGAGAAAACAGAAAAAGGTATAGAAACTGAAGCTAATACAAAACCTAAAAACCAAACACCATCTATGGATGCTGGTGAGGAATTTATAATTACTGCGTATGATAATACAATAGAATCACAAGGTAAGTGGGTTGATCAAACAGCAACAGGATTTAATTTAAAAGGACACTCCTTAGAATCTGCTAAATGTATAGCTGTAGACCCAACTATTATACCATTAGGTAGTAAGGTACAATTGATATTTGATGACGAATACAAACATCTAAATGATGTATATATAGCACGAGACACAGGTGGAGCAATCAAAGGAAAACGTATTGATTTATTTATGGGCGATGGAGTGGACAAAAAAATAGTCAATAATTTTGGTAAAAGAAAAGTGAAGGTGATAATTCTTGAAAAAAAATCTATTTAATAAAAAGGATTTTATAAAGATTAAAAATTATAATTTTTCACAAATGAATAACTTCTGCGCAAATATTTATCATTCAGGATTTGAAGATGGCGTTGACGCAGGAACTAAAGCCGACCTTAAAATTTTACTATATAAAATATTACAAGAAACAAAGGGCATAGGACCAGTATTAAGAGATAGAATTATGGAAACATATAAACAATTAAAATAAAGGGGTGATAATGATGGTACGTCCGAAGAAGGCTAAGACAACACAGAAGAGGCGACCCCCTGCGACAACACCTGAAGCTAGGGAAAAACAATTAATAGATCTTGCAGTTAGCTTAGCTGAAAAACAAATTTTGGATGGTACCGCCTCTTCACAGATTATTACACATTTCTTAAAATTAGGCTCTATAAGAGAGAAGATGGAAAGGGAGAAATTAGCAGAAGAGAACAAATTACTCAAAGCAAAAACCGAAGCTATGCAATCTGCAAAACGTATCGAAGAGCTTTATGAAAACGCATTAAATGCTATGCGTTTATACAGTGGACAAGGGCGTGAGGAAGAAGAGTATGATTAGAACTTACAGTGAACTTATAAAATTAAAAACATTTGAAGAGCGTTATGAATATTTAAGACTTGGCGGGTCTGTTGGGAGAAGTACTTTTGGATTTGATAGATATTTAAATCAAATGCTGTATACATCTAGTCGTTGGCGTTCACTCAGAGACCATATAATAATTAGGGATAATGCTTGTGATTTAGGAATTAAAGATAGGGAAATATTATCTAAGATAATAATACATCATATGAATCCTATAACGCCTGATGACATTCGTTATGCCAGGGATCATGTATTTGACCCTGAGTTTCTAATAAGCACATCTAACAACACGCACAACGCAATACATTTTGGCGACGATTCATTATTGTATAGACTACCACCAGAGAGAAGACCTGGTGATACATCCTTATGGTAAAAATTCAAAATGGGAGGTAATTATGGAAAGTATTCTCGATACGATTAAAAAAATGTTAGGAATAGAATCTGATTATACACATTTCGATATTGACATTATAACGAATATCAACACTATATTTTTGAACCTCCAACAAATAGGTGTCGGCCCTAAGAGTGGTTTCTCCATAACGGATAACACAACCCAATGGAATGATTATATTTCGGGGGAAAATTTAGAGGCAGTNAAAACATATATNTATTTAAAAGTTCGATTACTGTTTGACCCACCAACAAATGCCTTTTTAGTAGACGCGATGGAAAGGCAAATTAGGGAAATTGAGTGGCGTCTAAATGTGCAAGTTGAAGGGGGGATTTAATTGGCTGATAAAACCAAAACGATAAAAAGCGCAAGTGACAGGGAGCTTGATGAGTTGATAAGACGCTTAAGAAAAGAGCGGGATTTACAAGAACTCATACGTTCACTAAAATATAATAGTATAAAGAGAGACAAGTTTAATACGGATCCAAATGAACTACAAGTAAGCACAGAAGAACCAATAGAGTCACTATATCACAAAGAAGATGAGAAAAACACAAGTTTACAGCACTATGGTGTCTTAGGGATGAAGTGGGGTATAAGGCGATACCAACCCTATCCTAAGGGCCAAGGTCATAAAGGTAAATTCTTAGATAAGAAAAAGAAGCGTACACAAAAAAAAGAAAAAACAAATCCCACAAAAGGTATGAGTGATGATGAATTACGCAGAAGAATCAATAGACTACAAATGGAGAAACAATATAAGCAATTAACAGCTAAGGAGAAGAATAAGGGTATGAAAATTGCAAGTTCTATTTTATCTAAAGTTGGGAATAAGGTTGTGGATAGAGTTATAGATAGAACAATTGTCGATCCTATTGACAACTTTATTAAAGGTAAGATATAGATATGGCTTTATGCAATAAATCCGTTCCAAAATATTATGGAGAATTTAGAGAAGCCGTTTTGAATGGAGACATTCCTGTATGTAAAGAAATTTCTATGGAGATGAATCGAATAGACGCACTCATAGAAAACCCTGGGGTCTATTACGATATTGACGCTGTTGAAGGTTTTATAGACTACTGTGAAAATGAGTTAACACTAACCGACGGTTCTGATTTATATTTATTGGATACTTTTAAATTATGGGCAGAACAAATCTTCGGATGGTACTACTTCGTCGAGAGAAGTGTATACGAGCCTTATCCAGATAACCGTGGTGGTCGATATGTCAAAAAACTTCTTAAAAAGCGACTAACAAAGAAGCAATATTTGATAGTGGCCAGGGGGGCGGCTAAGTCGATGTATGGTTCATGTATTCACAATTACTTCTTGAATGTTGATACGTCTACAACTCATCAAATAACAACTGCACCCACCATGAGACAGGCCGATGAGATTATGTCTCCTATCAACACCGCAATAACAAGAGCTCGTGGGCCATTATTTAAATTCTTAACTGAGGGATCTTTACAGAATACAACAGGCTCAAGAGCTAATAGAGTGAAACTAGCATCAACTAAAAAAGGTATTCAAAATTTCCTTACTGGTTCATTGTTAGAAGTTAGGCCGATGTCCATAGATAAACTTCAAGGTCTCAGACCTAAGGTATCCACAATAGACGAATGGTTATCCGGTGACATAAGAGAGGATGTAGTTGGGGCAATTGAGCAAGGAGCATCCAAG